CCTTCAGCAATGATGGGATTTACTCAAGAACAGGCCGAGACATATAGAGGTTTACTTGCTAATGATGAATTTGGTACAAGAAGATTAAAGGCATGGATGGGTAGTATAACAGAACCATGTTTAGAGCATCTTGGTAGAATATTCCAACAGGTATCACAAAAGCATTATACTATTGAGAAGGTATTTAGGATTGTACAACCTGAGGCAGGTCAGTCTCCACAGGAACAAGAAAAGGAAGTAAGGATTAATATTCCAATTTATAATGATTATGGAGAAGCAATACAGAAATTTAAAGACTATGCATCTGCAAGATTTGATATTAGAATTATAGCAGGTGCCACAATGCCAGTTAATAGATGGGCATTATTAGAAGAATATTTCAAATGGTTTCAAGCTGGATTAATTGATGATATAGCAATGGTATCTGAAACAGATATAAGAAATAAGAAACAATTATTAGAAAGAAAGTCCATGTATTCTCAATTACAAGGACAAGTCCAGCAGATGGAAGAAGCTATTAAAGATAAAACAGGAACTATTGAAACATTAGAAAGACAATTAGTGCAAGCAGGCATTAAAATGAAAGTAGGTCAAGCTTCTAATGAAATTAGAAAAGATGTTCTTGAAACAGAAGGACAGCAAAAACTGTTAAGAGGGATGTTAAAAACAGAATTTGAAAGATTGAAGTCTGAAATGAAATCAGACTTTGAAGCATCTAAATCTGAGAATAAATCTGCAAAATAAAATTTGACTTTAATTGTCAATAAGTTTTAACTTACAACAATAAACCTTAAAGGAGCATTTTAAATATGAGTCAAGAACAAGTAGGTAACGCCGTTGAGGCCCCCGAAAGTACAGGCACTCCTTCTATTGACGATGGTGGAGACTTCTTTGAAGCTCTTGACCAGAGTGTCAATGGTGGAATACTAGATGAACAGACACAACCAACCTCGGAAAATTTTGGCGTTAACCCGCCTGCGAGCCCCAGTGAAGTTCAGCACAATGTATCTGAGGATATAGATACATTAAAAAAGAGGTATGGTGATTCAAGTAGAGAAGCTAAGAAGCTTAATGGACAATTAAAGGAAATTGAGCCTTATATGCCTATACTTGATGCCATGCGAGAAGACCCTAATCTAATTACTCATGTGAGGAATTATTTTGAGGGTGGAGGTCAGACTCCCCAGAA